TGAACTCTCAAGGAGAATAAAGGAGCAGAAATGATTCAGTGGACTGAGCATCCGTACTATCCTATTCCCAGCCACAAAGAGGCTGAGATGATGGGAGTGGACAAACTGTTAGATTTTCATGCTGCCAGAGAAGAATCTATTTATGCAGAAAAAACTGACCCATTCCACAATGGATATGAGCCAGATCACTGGAGGATGGCAGACGAAGAGTTTGCAAACCACGATGAGCTTGTAATTTTGGGCGGAAATAGGTCTGGTAAGAGCGAATTTGCAAGTAAAAGGGTAGTAAAGTGCACTAATGATATTCCAGAGGCAAATGTGCTTTGTATGCACACTACTTCTGCAACTTCTATAGAGCAGCAACAGCAGTATGTTTATAAATATCTGCCCTCAGAGTGGAAACAGGCAAAAAAGGGTAAGGTAACTAACATGACTTTCTCAAAAAAAGGAGGATTTACTGAGTCTTGTTGCGTTACCCCTAATGGCAGCCGAATATTTTTTCGTAATTACTCGCAGAACCTCGATACTGGTATTTTAGAGGGCTCTGAGTGGGATATGGTGTGGCTGGATGAGCTCTGCGGAGTAGACCATATTAATGCCCTTCGTTTTAGGCTTGTTACTAGGGCAAACAGACCAGCACCTAACTATCCTAAAGGTTATCCATGGCGTGGGATGCTTATAACCTTTACGCCAGTTGCTGGTTATACTCCGACAATTAGGGAGTATTTGCAGGGGGCTAGGACAGTAAAATGGGGGCAAGCAGACCCTGAGCTTTTAGAAAACGAAAAAGTGCCAATCATTCAGCAACCGCTGCGAGAAAACTCTAGGGTAATTTATTTTCACTCTATTTGGAATAAATTTAATGACTACCGAGCCCTGAAGCGAACCTTACAGAATGATCCTCGCCCCAAAATTCTTACTCGTGCGTTTGGAGTCCCTACAAAAGTCTCTGGTGGTATGTTTCCAAAATTTGGCGAGGCACACTTGGTGAATGATGATCAGATTCCCAAAGAAGGCACAAACTACATGGTAGTAGACCCATCTCACGGAAAAAACTGGGTTATGATCTGGGTTAGGGTAGCTAAGGATGGGAAGTGCTATGTCTATAGAGAGTTTCCTGACCAGATTAACCCAATTGAGGGAGTTGGTATGGCTGGAGAGTGGGCTGTTGCTGGTAAAAAGATTGATGGTGCTAGGGGTCACGCTCAGGAAAGCTGGGGCTGGTCACTGGCTCGATACAAAGAAGAGATCTTGAGGCAGGAGGGTAATGAGAAAATATTTATGAGAATCATGGACTCTAGGTTTGGGTCTGCACCGACTCCAACAAAGTCAGGTATTACCACGCTAATAGATGAAATGGCTGACATGGATATGTTTTTTGAGCCAAGCGTAGGGGTCAGGATTGAGGAGGGTATTACCATGGTTAATAGCCTACTGGACTATAATTCTGAGCAGCCTGTAGGTTCAATGAATTGTCCAAAACTTTATGTACATGAAGACTGTAAGAATCTGAGGTTTGCCCTTAGCACTTGGACTAATACTGATGGGAAACACGCTGCCACAAAAGATTTTTGTGATCTAATGCGGTACTTTGTGCTGTCAGCTCCAGTTTTCTTAGAGGAAGGTAGTGGCGTTTTATTTGAAGGTGGTGGCTACTAACCGAAAAAAGTTTACAAAAAAAGGTTTACCGCAAGTGCTTGTATAGCAATCGCTTAACTTTGTAATCAGGAATTAGTTTTTTTTATTATTTGGTTTAGTACTTGCTTTCTGTGTACACAGATATATGTTGTGGGTATGGATACGAAATTATTATATCAAACAGAGGAAAAGCCGACTCTTGAGGGAGCTCAGAAAATTGTAGGAGGCTTTGTAGAGTTGATCGGACTCAAGAATGGAGATCAGATGCTCGTGAACGAAAACGCTATTATGGATCAATTGCCAATCAACGAGATAGCAACCCAAATCGCAATAGATCAAAGCAATGCACTTATCTGGGATGGCATTCGTGGGGATGTTCTTATTTTACAGGGGGCAGCAAAATGGGATTAAGTAAAGAAAATAGGGAAGTCCCGAATTATGATTGATAAAAGTGACCAATTCAAAGATCAACAGCTTAAGATTAAGTTGATCGATAGATTCTCATCTTTGTTAAACATAGATCCGTCTGTATTGATGACCCATCCAGACCACAGCAAAATTATAACTGACTGCCTAGGAGGGTATACAATTCTTATAGACACAATAAGCAAGGATGTTTATGGTTTAGAACCATGCAAACAGAAGAATCATCATGGGGGGGCAAGCGAGTGAACCAGACAGGTAGACCTAAATTGCCAGATAATATTAAACGGGTTTACACTACTATGAGGATTAAGCCAGAGACAAAAAAGTTTCTGGAAAGTGACCCTGATGGACAAGGTAAGTGCGTTGACAAATTAGTCGTAAGAGCGAAGGCTAAAAAAATATAGTTGACCAAAATCCCTACGAAAAGTCGAGTTTTCACCATGGCTCGATTGGGGATTGATAAGGCTTTGTTAAGGCGAGGTGAGGTAATTAAGGCACTCGGATTATCTAGATCCGAGATGAAGAACATGGTGGATGCTAAGCTAATTACTCCGCACTACTTTCGCAAGGGTGCTCGTGCATTTTTCCTGCGTTCCCAGATTGAAAAACTTTTAGAATCATGGGAAAGCGACAATGAGGAATTACGACAGCGACAAGAACAAACTTACTAAAGAGCCTGATGTAGCTGAGCTACAAGCTGAGCTATCTGCCATCCTTGAAGATGCTAGTCGCAATCTCAGGAGGAGAGATGATTTTGATGATGTTCGTTTTTGTCGCTGGTCTGGTCAGTCAGATGATGGCAGGAAGCATGAAGAATTTATAGGGAGAAAACCTATCCCATGGGAAGGGGCATCTGACACCCATAATCGACTTGCAGATAGGCTTGTGAACGAGCACGTGCATATGGCTCTAGAATCATTTTTTAGGGCTAACATAAATGTTACAGGCATAGAGGTAGATGATACAAAAAAAGCCTCTTACTGGAGAGACTGCCTCTCCTATTTCTTAGAGCAAAAGATGCTACCTGAGCTTCGTAGAGAGGTGGAGCTGCTGGCTCAGGAAATGTATGCTGGGTCTCCTGCTATTGCCATTTTGGGAGTGTACTGGCAGCAGGAAACTATCATGCGTCTAAAGAAGTTTAGTATGCAAGACCTATTGCAGCTGGTGCAGCAGATGGGTGGGGATGAAAATGCCATGCAGGAAATTTCTGCTATAATGGTAGACCCTGACATGGAAGAAAAAGCCTTGGATGTCATGCGGATGGTTTTTGCTGGGGTCAAGGACAAGGTTCTTAAGAAAGGGCTAAAGGAATTTAGAGAGTTTGGGGAGACAAAATTGCCAGCCCCATCAGAGCACGAGAACCGCCCAAGGTTTGTGGCGCACAGGCTTTACGACGATATATTTGTTGACGCAAATTGCACTGAACTAGACAGGGCTCGCTGTGTTATGCGTAGGGAATGGTTTACGGAGACAGAGCTGCGTGATAAAATTATAACTGAAGGATTCAGTGAGGAATTTGTTGAACAGGTCTTAGAGAAAACAGAGGCAGTTTCTGGAGTGCCACAGTATGACCAAAGAAGTCCGATTCGGCTTGGGGAGTTACTCGTGGGGCAGGGGGTTGAGGGAGACTATGACGATCTTTATGAGATCTTTTATGCATACCAGAGGGTCTATGATGAGGATACGAATGTGCCAGCGATTTACTGCACCGCATTTTCTTCTCATGTGCCTGATTCCTATGGTAAACATGAAATCTTAAACTATGGTCATAATCAGATGCCTTTTGTTCTCTTTAGCAGGGAGCGTTTAAGTAGGTCTATTTTCGACAGCAGGGGAATACCTGAAGTGGTGGCAACTAATCAGTATGAGGCTAAGCTGCACCGAGACCTTAAAAATGATGCTGCAAGTATCAGTGTGATTCCTCCACTGTTGGTCAACGCAAGGCGTGGGGGATTAAACACAACGATAGCCCCAGCATCACAGATGACTATTTCAAGACCCGATGATATTGGCTGGCTTGCACCTCCCCCTGTTTCCAATGGATCAATGGAGGCAGAGGCTGCTGCCATTATGGATGCCGAGAAATATTTTGGTAACCCTGATAAGCCAGAACAGAAACAGCTTTACCAGCAGTGCATGACTAATCGCTGGCTGGATTCATGGAAAGAAGCTTTATCGCAAGCCCTGTGTTTATGCCAGCAGTACCTGTCACCTGAATTTGTCGCAAGACTGACAGGTGGATCAGTTGAGGATATTGCTGTTCAACAAGATGACATTGCTGGGCGATATGACCTGAGCCTTCGCTTTAATGTGGATACGCTTAATCCAGAGTTTATGGAGAAAAAAATTGATGCGGTTATGAAGCTGACGCAGTTCGATGTGACAGGTGCTCTAGACCGAAATAAGCTTTTAGAAATCATAGCCGAGTCGATTGATCCAATGTTAGCAAAGCAAGTGGTTATGGATAAGGCAACAGCAGCCCAAAGGGAAATTGAAGATGAGCAAAATGCGTGGATTAAAATTATCAATGAAATCGAACCAATACCTAAAGAGGGAGTTAATTTCCAATTACGCCAGCAAACAGCTCAGCAAATTATCCAAACTTCTCAGGAGCTTCAGAAGAAGCTCCAAGAGAAACCACTTGTTAAGCAATTGTCGGACAATCGGATGCAGTATTTGCAGTTCGGAATACAGCAAATGGAAAACGCACAGATTGGAAGAGTGGGAGTTAAATCGGTCACTGGAGGATACTAATGTTTAAATTATTTCGTAAGAAGTCGAAGCTAGTAAAGTACCCTAAGCCCATGTCGGCAGATGAAGTCGCTCAGGCTTTTGGGGATGTTGGAGATGGTAGTAAATTCTGGCAAGCCTTGGACACTGTTATTGATTCTGCTCTTTTAGACTCGGTGAATGATGTAGCAGATCCAGCAAGTGATCCACAGCGGATGTCCCATGCTGCTGGCAGAATTGATGCTCTGGCTACATTAAAAACAAAAATAGAGGAATTTAAGAAATGGAAGAATGGGAAGATACACTTCAATCAGAGTTAGGTGAGAAATGTAACGATTTCCTGATGAAAGGCTTAACTGTTCGTCAGGTCATTGGGGTGCTTGAGACGCTAAAGGCAGAGTTGCTTCCTGCCATAGTTGTATTCGACGAAGAATGAAGTCTTTTGTGTTCGCCAGCGATTTGCATGGTGACAAGCAGGACTACGATGCAGTAGCTCACCTTCATAAATTTGTAGATGAGTTTAAGCCAGATGTCCGTATATTTGGAGGAGACTTATTTGATTTTTCTCCACTGATGAGATCCGCAGATGCTGCTGAGAGAAATGCAAGCATGGAGGCAGATGTGGAGGCTGGGATGGAGTTTCTAAAAAAGTTTAAGCCACATCATTTTTTATTAGGCAATCATGATGACCGACTGTGGCAGACAGCCGAAAAGCATAGCTTAGGCATAATTAGAGACACAGCTAAATTAGGCATTAAAGATATTGAGCAGACCTGTCGCTCTATAAAGTGCAAGATGTATCCGTATGATGTTGATAAGGGTATTTTAAAGCTAGGTAAGATAAAATTCTGCCATGGTTATTTTCATGGCATCACAGCCACAAAAAGACACGCAGAGACATTTTCTGAAGAGGGTGGGCTAGTAGTGCATGGACACATTCATTCTATACAGCACCATTCTATCCCTAAGCAGGGAGGTGGTGCTGGAATTAGTGCTGGCTGCCTTGCTACTACTGCAATGGACTGGAATCGGGCTAAGGTGAACAGGTTAGCTCACGAGGCTGGCTGGGTTTACGGATATTACTCCAATAAGGGTTGGGCTGCTTATATAGCTAAGCGGATGGGAAGCGAGTGGTGCTGGAGATGAGCTGGGCATCAAAGCTTGAGAACTTGCATGACGATAGTGCAAATAAGCCAAGTGGAGAGGGCTGGTTTACTGTTGCTGATTTTAAGGAAGAAACTGGCTATGGATTCGGCAAATGCTACAAGCTAATAAACCAAGCTATTACAAATGGTAAAATGGAATGCTACTCAGGATCTGAGTACTCTGGTAGCCAAAAACAATTAGTTCGAAGGAACTGGTATCGCTTTATTGAGCCCAACTAGGGTAAGCGTGTTGACAGATTGTTAAGCAACAAAAAGTTTTAGCTTAACATTCGTCCGTGACGATCTTCACGAGATAACAATTCCAACGCCAGTGAATTTAAAAAAACTATGGTAGACACAGTAAACGAGGTCGCGCCTCAAGAAACAGCAGAAACAGAAACAGATAGCTTAATTGATCTTGGGGAGATTATAGAATCTTCGGGATTAAGTGGGCAGTTCATTGACAATGCAGAATCAGAAACCGAAGAGGTTGCTGAAGAAGAGCTGGAGACAGCTGAAGAGCCTGAAGAAATTCTTGAATCCCCTGAATATTTAGAGGAAGAAGAGAAGCCAGAAGACTCTGAGGGTGTTAAAAAGCGGATTGGTAAGCTAGTAGAAGCAAAAAATGCTGCTTTAGCCGAAGTTGAGATCCTAAAAGCCGAACTAGAAAGCACTGCTGGGGCAAAAGAAGCCCCAATGCCAGTTAAGTCTGAGAATTTAGACCGCTTTAGTGATGTTGATAATATGCAACAGTTGCAGCAGCGTGAAGAAAGTGCTGAGCACTTAAGGGAGTGGCTTTTGGAAAATCCAGACGGAGGTGATTATACAGACATGGCTGGTGAGACCCACGATGTCGAGTACGATCAAGCCAGAAAACTGATGGTTGAAACTGACAGGGATCTCAGGAAGAACATTCCAAAAGTTGCAGCTAGATTGGTGGAGAAACAAAAACAAAGCCAGCTTGCGTTGCAGACTTTTAAGTGGATGTCTAACCAAGGCAGTGCGGAGAGTAAAGAAGTTGAAAAACTTTTGACCAACAATTCGCACTTAGCAAACTATGTTAAGACTGACCCCTTTGGGTTAATAACATTGGGTTATGCAGTAGAAGGGTTCAAAGCTTATAGAGAAAATGCAGTTAAAGCTAAAACTGGCAAACAACCAACCGCACCGAATCTTCCCACCGCCCCAAGTCGATCACAGAGGACTGTGGTAAAGTCAAAGGGTAAAGGGAAAGAAGCACTTCTGAAAAAAGCAGCCTCTGGAGAAATTGATGATGCAGCGTCTTACATAGAATCATTACTTTAACAGGAGGAAAAAATCATGGCTGGAATAGTCGAAAGATCACAAAATTTAAAGAGGGAAGACTTGTCTTCGCTTCTCACCATTATTGATAAAAAGAGTACACCCTTTTTATCTGAAGTTAAAAAAGGCAGTGCGCCTCGAAACTCACTTTTAGAGTGGGGTGTAGATAAGCATAAGATTAATAATGTTCAGGCTGCTAATTATACAGCTGGCGTTTCCGACAAAATCCCAGTGGATGGTGAAGATACCACCAGTGCTGATTTTGAGAACTATGATGATCGTGCAAAGTGCCAAGTTTATGTACAGTATGCTCGCAGATTCCCTAAGGTTTCTCGCTTAGCTGACATGACTTCCGATATCGCAGGAGTCGGTTTTAAGAAGGAAATGAGCAACTCTATTGCAAAAGCATTGGTTACACATAAAAGAGATATAGAGAGTACTTTGTGCTCATCTCAAGAGACCAATCAGGAAAGCTCTTCTGATCCATATCAGACTCGTGGACTTGGCAAGTGGGTTAGCTCCTCGGCACAGGCAACCTTGCCAGTACCGACTTCGTTCCTAACTCCAGCATCATCTATTGGAACATCTGCTGCTGCTACCGCTAAAGAGGAAGACATCCGTGACATTCTTCAGAGCATATATGAGCAGACTGGTGAATCGGATAAAGTCTTTTTTGGTCTTTGCGGAACTTCTGCAAAGAAGACCATTTCTGAGTTTACGCTGTTTAGCCCAAGAACCAACAATCTGGTAGTCTCTAATCGTGACACTGATGAAGGACGCTTGAGTGCTGCAATTGATATCATCGAGACTGACTTCGGGACTGTCGGGCTTCAATTAAGTAGCTTTCTGGAGCAGGACGCTCGGTCGGCTGGTGCTTATGATGCGTCCAAAGGACAGGGTACTTTGTTTATCTTAAATAAGCCACAGCTTGAGGTAGCATTTGCGGAAAACACAAATGTCCGTGAGTTGCCTGATCTTGGCGGTGGTGCTCGGTCATTAATCGAGTCTGTCTTTGCTCTCAAGTCTTACTCTGGTGGACTTGATCACGGCAAATACACTATAACCTGATTGGTTTTCTTACGCTCAGCGATGCTCGATTCTAACAAAGAAATTGTAGTTGATGGGGTTAACTACACTGGTGAAGTTTGGGATATCTTTGCTAATCAGTTTAGAACCGAGCTCGCTAGGGCGGAGGAACAACAAATCAAGTTGATGCAAGCCGAGCGTCGTTTGACTGGCGGTGAGCGAAAAAATTTAGACTTTGGGTATCTTAGGTATAAGCTCTGCCCAGAGGTCTATAATTTTTGGAAAGACAAAATCCATGAAAATATTTGGCAGGACAAAGGGTTTAAAAAATGGCTAGACAATCGATTTGGTGATCTAGTTAAAATTAAATCAGTCTCTGGCAAAATTATTGTCTAGATGAGAAGCATTTCTTACTCGGCAATCGAGAGGGGTGTTGCAGCAACAGCTGGAATAGACCCAACTAGTATTCTAAGCCATGAAAAAGTATTACTGGCAGAATATATAACTGATGCGGTGAAATACTGCTGGGATTATTATCCTTGGGCAGAATTTACTAAGACGGAAGTAAGATATTTCCGTGACGAATTTAATCCGTCTAGCACCTACCCAGTCGGGAGTGAGGTTTACTATGACGGAAAGTATTACAGGAATTACGAAGAGGCTACAGGAGGCACTCCATTAGACCTCTCGCTGTGGTATGAGATTGGTGATATAGATGATGCACCAGAATGGGCAGAGAGTGGCTGTTATTATATAGGAGCAAAGGTTAGGTATAAGAATAAACTTTACCTTTGCATTAGTGAGCCAGTTGACCCAATAACAGCCTACGGAAACCAGCCCTGTTGCTTTGAGGTAAATGGAATAACGCCAGAAAGCTCAAACTTCATGGAGATTAGCATTAAATTTGATCGCTACATTTCTTATGAGCAAGTCGGTAAAGATGTTATCGGGACTTGCTTGTCCGTGACCCTAGAAGATCCTCGGTATAGTGATACGACTCCATTAAACTGGAGAGAGGGTAGAGAAGGAATTTATGTAGACCCACATTCCAAGACATTTAATGAGGTCTGGGTTCGCTACAGGATAGAGTCTCCAGTTTTTACTTCGGACAGTGCAGATGAAGATGTCCCAAATTTCTTGGCACAGGCAATAAAGGCGTATGCGTATAAACATTGGCTTGTGGGGGATGGTCAGCACGAGAAAGCACAGATCCAAGATGTGTATGGGCTAGACCTTCTGGTTCGGGAACTGGATAAGTTAGATAGCCAGCAAGACAGGGCTGCACCATTTACGATTACGAAAGAGCCTTATAGGAGGCTTAATGCAAAGCAGAGCCATAAAGCACCGATTACTGCAGAGCAAATTGCAGCAGTCAAGAAAGGGCTGGCAGAAGTTGCTATGTCAGTGGACACAGACTTTAAGGGTAAAAATGCTGTGGTAAAGGCAATCATTGATGGTGACCCAATACTGGATCTAATTGTAACAGCTCTCAATATTGTGCGAAAAGGTTACCCACAAATCTTCTTAAGGGTGAAGCCTGATGTCCGTGCGAAAAATGCAGCCCAGTATGGAGAAACACAAGTTTACACTAAAGTTTTTACAGGCAAGGCATACCGCTCTATTAACATAGGTCAGGTAAAGGCTCTAAAGCTCAATGTAGTTTGGAGTCCTCCGATCAATGGAAGTGTGAGAGTTTACTCATCTCAAGTTGCAAGAAACTGTGTAAAGCAGTCTGCAATTAAATTAATCCCCACAAAAATTTCCTGTGGTTCGGTGATTGGCTATAATCCAGTAAAGACAGATAATGCTTATCTTGCTGCCGTAATTACTACGCAAAATGTCCAAGCTAAGAATATAGTAGGTCAGGGTGTGAGCATTGCACCTATAAGTATTGCTGGTGTTTTTAATGGTAGGAATGTAGTTCAGCGTGGGTACAGTACGGCTGCTATCGCAATCACTGACATAACCCAAGGGGATAATATTGTAGTCAAGGGTATATCGACAGCTTCAGCATTAATAGACACTCAATTTGCTGGTAAAAATGCAATAGTAAAAGGTCAAACCACTATGTCACTTGCTGCTAATTTAACTGTGATTCATATAAGGGAAAGACAAAGAGAGGCATCAACAGAAATAACTTATAAACTTGCTAATAATCGGGATAGCAATGTGCAGTTATGGAACAGTCGCACCACTCCACTTTCTGACAGCAGGTTAGGCTTGTCATCAATTCCTTCATCTGGGTCTGGTAATGTTAGTCATATATTGTTTGAAACAATAGGTAGAAGGACGCAGCCAGAATTAGGTCAAACTTACTTAGGTACTCAAGCTAGAAGAATCGCTTCAGTGCAACTTGATGAATTTTTTAATACAAACCAGCAGTTTAAATTAGTGCATACTAATGACTTTGGAAATGAAACATTTTTTAATAACAAGTCAGTAGACTGGTACGATTTACCTAACACTGCAACTGACTCAAATTCTGGTTTTCATACAACAAGAAATATTTATGAGAATATGCTGCTGGTTGGGCAAACTCCTATAAATATTCATTTACCAGAATATAGTAATGGTGAAGCGGAGGAAAACATACAAGGGTATGTAATCGCATATTTACAGCAGCCAAGGACAAATGTCAGTGCATACACTGGCACTCGCCAGATTCATTTCGGACACTTTACTGAGCTGTTTCCATCTAACACTACTTCAGCACATGGGTATGGTGAATTTGATCAAATTGCAGCAAGTTCAACCAAAGCAAATCACCCTCGTGGGCTGTTTTCTGACAACTTCCAGTATTTGTCTGGAAATGAAAACGATCCAGAAGTTTGGCAAAAAAATAATGGGTATATGATCAAGTTTAGGATTTTAATAGAAAATGCTAGACCAAATACACCCTATGGATTCGGGTATGGAACAACTGACTTAATGCTTGATAGTTATGCTTACATGGAGTCCGTATATTTAACAGGCTCAAGTGGAACTTTAGGTAGTAATACTTATCAAAAAATTCCTGTAACTGTAACAGGTGGGTACTGCATAGACCAAAACTACGCAATAGATTTTGATAACCCTGTTCAGGCACAGGACACAGCACTAATTCAGAATGTTGTATTTGCAGCACAAAAAGATAGTGCAGATTTATCTGGAGAGTACTGGAAATACAATCAACCTCCAGCACCTTACAGGGAGCACTGTATTGTTCATAATAACACGAGCCAAGACCCTTGGTTTAATAAGACAGGATTAAGTACTAGTGACGGCACATGGGATCAGTTATCTATGCCATTTACCTGCAATGTAATACCAGATGGATTGCCAGCCACTTTCCCAAATACATTTGGCAAGTCAGCAGCTGCTAATTGGGCAAACAATGATTGGGTCACTATCGGGCAATGCACAAACAAAAATGTAGTCATTGCCGAAAAGGAATAATTTTAACCAACTAAAAACAAGAGAGGATATATAAAATGAGTCAAGCAACAGATTATTTAGAGGAGAAAATTTTAGATGCCATGGCAACGCTGGGCAGCTTTGATTTTGCTTCTGGAACAGTAACGAGTGGAGCAGGTGGATACATTGGTCTCTTTACTTCAGCACCTTCTGACAGCTCTGCTGGTACTGAGGTCTCAGGTTCAGGCACTGCTTATGAACGCATTCAGATCGGTTCTACTGGACAGGGTAGCTTTAATGCTGCTGCTGGTGGAGAGATCGACAACGATGCAGAATTTCGCTGGGCTGATGCGTTAGCTGACTGGGGTACAATCACCCATGTAGGATTATTTGACGCAGCAACAGGTGGCAACTTGCTCGTCTACGGACAACTTCAAAGTTCCGTAGTCATAGAGCTAGGTGATATCTTTAAAGTACCAGCTAACGGATTTACCATTCAAATGAACTAATGCCCTCTTGGGCTATAGTTTTATTAATCTTCTTTTTAGGTAGTTGTAGCATGAAGTCCCTCTTGCCTCCCACTCTTGCGGTGGTAGGTGGAGGGGCTGGTGCAGCAGTGACCGCAGGATCGCCAGCAGGTGCAGCTCTAGGGGCTGGGGTTGGTAGTGCTGCTGGGTCTTTAATAGTTATGGACTCAAATGCGAGGGAAGATAAAAAAATGATGGTAGATGCTTTAACTTCTGGAGATGTTGACGCACTGGTGGAGACAAAACTTAAGGCTGCTAAGGATGGTGGTTTTTTCGATTCTATTCTAGCAGAAGTCTATGGGGTCATAAAACTTTGCGTTATTGGCTTAGCCTTATGGTTTATCGTACCGATGGTTTATTCTCACTGGAGGGCAAAAAAATCAGAAGACAGATGGAACAGAATTTA